AAACCGAGTTGCGGCTCGTCGAGTTTGCGAGATTTATCTCAGCCGGTACGCTGCCGGTAAGACTAACGAGGAAGCCGCGCGAATCTGGAACGGTGGACCTACTGGTCATCGGAAGTCAGCGACCGTCAGTTACTGGAACAAAGTCAAAAAGCATCTATGAAGAAAACCATTTTAATATCAGAAGACACTCACAAGAAACTCAAAGAGTACTGCAAGAAGGAAGGAATCAAAAGCCAGCACCTAACTGATAAGATCATTAGGGAGTGGTTAGATAAGGAGATGGCAACATGAACAACAAACAAACCATGCCGAGCTATCTTGTAGAGCTAGAACACGAATTGGCCGATGCCCATGATCGCATTCGACTGCTCATTGCAGAGCGCGACACTGCACGATTGCAAGCCGATCAAAAGATCAGCCTCCGTGAGGAGTTTCGCGAACTGCTTGGAACCGATGACATCGAGCAGGGAGTGGCTGTTGTGCGTGAGATGAAGAAGCGCATCAAGCGGTTGGAGGACATCATCAGCAGAGCAGCCTATGCTTTCTTCCGAGATGGGTCAGACGGTCAAGTTGCTAGTGGAATGCTAACCATTTTAGAGGAAGTGAGGAAGCTGTGAGAGGCTTAGATCTTCCTCCAATTGCGTATGCCTTAATCGGTTGTTTATTCGTAGCTCTTTCAACAGTCATTGGCTTGCATCGTGGAGAAAACCTAATGCGCGAAGAAGCAGTTCTAAAAGGCCATGCCGAATGGGTGGCTGATCAGAGTGGGAAGCCAGCTTTCAAATGGAAGGAGTGCAAGTGAGCGAAACCCCAATATCAGACTCAACCCCGCACAACATAGCCGATCTGGGTATGCTATGCAGGAGGCTAGAGCGACTCGCAGCGGTACGACTGGCTTACATACAACAACTCGAAACAGAAAATGACTCGATGCGAGCGGATCTGCTACTGTGGCGGGAGGCAAAACCGTGAGCTTGCTTGAAAAATTAGGTCTCACAAAGCATTCAATGGAGAAGATGCTTGGTGTTGCCGCTCCATTAAAAAAGACTAAAATCAAACGCTATCGGAGATACGAAACTGTTCCATCAGATATCCGTAAAGCGATTCTAGGAGAGCATCAAAGCTACACTTGCCGAGAGTTAGCTAAGAAATACGGGATCTCATCTTCAACAATCTGGTACATTAGAGACAGTAAATCCAAAATTGAATGACGATAAGAAATGATTCATACATACCAAAGCGCGGACATATACCTCAAGCAGTTGTAATAGAAGTATTAGAAGACCTTCAGAACAATAGAACATACAGACAAATTAAAGAAGACTACGCAGTCAGCATAGGCTGGATACACAAAATCAGACACAATAAGACCAGAAAATGAACATACTTAACGAAATCAAAAGCGGAATCTCCAGATTGCTTGGAGTCCACAAGAAGGTGGAGACCAAAGAAGTCTTGAGAACACTTAAGACCAAGCGCAGCCCTAAGCGTGGAAGGGGACGACCGAAAGGACTCAAGATACCGCAGCAGATTGTCGATGCGGTGCGACAAGCCGATAAGAGCATGACTAACAAACAGTTAGCTGCCAAATATCACGTTTCTTACTTTTGGGTTTGGAGTGTTCGTAGCAATAAGTTGCGCTTGAATTAACCTAATCAACGCGAGTGTGTCTTGATTTTGCTCTTCTTTTATGATTATTGCCCATTGTGAACATCACTCAGCACCACCGTCGAGTTATGGCGATTGGTTGCAGTCATGGGAGCCGAGCCAATCCAGATGCACTCGCTGCGGTGCTATTGTTCCGCGAGAAATTCAAACCAGACGAGATAATCCATTTAGGGGACGCATTCGATCTTGCCTCATTGCGATCTGGCTCACTCCAAAACCCGAACGACTCGGATCAAGCGGACGACTATCTTGATGATGTTCAAGAGGGAGTAAAGTTTCTCAATGAGTTGCGCCCAACGGTGTTCACTTTAGGAAATCACGATGAGCGAGCTAAGAAGTATCTCAATCATCATAACGCTGTTGTAAGAGGATTTGCGGAGGCTGTATGGGAACGAATGGTTGAGCCTATTAACAAACACTGCCATACCTTTATTGAACACAATGATTGTCTTCAAAGATCATTCTATAAGTTGGGCGGTTTTAGTTGGGGACATGGAGTGCTCTATGGGGAAAACTTCATTCGTGATTCAGCCGAGACATTTGGTAACTGTGTTGTGGCTCACGCTCATCGAGCCGGTCAAGCGACTGGTCGCAACCAGTCAAATCCAATTGGCTTTTGTGTCGGAACTTTGGCGGATATTCCGTCAATGGATTACGCAGGAAAACGACGATCAACCTTAGCTTGGTCTCACGGGATCGTATTTGGAGAATACACAGACAACTCAGCGCAACTATACCTGCACCAATGGCCTCAGAACGAACAGAATTGGCATCTGCCGAGCTTTTAAAGCGGCTGAGGGCAGCAATCCAACATCAAGCAGAGAGCGTCCCAGAGGGATGGTTGACCGCTAACGAATGGTCCGATCTTTGGAAGCTGTCCCCTAACGCTGCTGGACTCGTACTCAACAAGTCAGTGAAACTCGGATTGATGGAAACCAAAAAGTTTCGCATTGATACTAAAACTCGCGGCAACTACCCAACACCACACTACAAGCCAGTAAATGAAATACCTGTCAAAGACTAAGCCAACCGTTGAGGTTGAGTTTGTTGCCGAAGCTCAACTAAGGATCGGTGAGACCAAGAGACTCTGCGTGATTTATCAACGAGGAGAGATCTTCTACGTCAGACCAAAGGCTGAGTTCTTTGACAAGTTTGTGCTGGACGAACCGCAGATCCAGACTTAGAAGTAAGCAGTCAGCGCGAGCCGTAGGAAGCGAGCGAGGACACTTAAAAAAGAACCCATGTTCAACCAATTTCTCCCCATCCTTTTCGTGTACGTCGCGTTGGTTCTTCGCGAGTTCCTACCACGAACTGGATGGGGATTTTCTTTGGAGAATACATGAATGAGTTGGCACTTTTTGCAGGAGCAGGAGGCGGTTTGTTGGGCGGATCACAACTTGGATGGCGCACCAGATGCGCTGTTGAGATTGATCCCTACGCTAGACAATGCTTATTGGCGCGACAGAGAGACGGATGTTTGGAGCGATTCCCAATATGGGACGACGTTAAAACATTCAATGGGAGCCACTGGAGAGGCTCAATCGATATCATCACCGGAGGATTTCCCTGCCAAGATATATCCTCCGCTGGACGGGGGGGGGGGATTTCCGGTGAGAAAAGCGGATTATGGAAGCAGATGGCGCGAATTGTCGGTGAGGTGCGACCTCGGTTCGTCTTTGTGGAAAACTCACCGCTGCTTGTGGTCAGAGGTCTTGGAACCGTTGTCGGTGACCTTTCCTCGATGGGGTATGATTCTCAATGGGGTATTGTGGGAGCGCATCACGCAGGAGCTAATCACTTCAGAAACCGGATCTGGATATTGGCCGACTCCAACAGCGCACAACGCAAAGGAGGGAAACTATCCTGCGGAGAGAACGCGAAAGACTCCAACACTTGCTTCTCTGGTTGGTGGAAAGCTGAACCCAACGTGGGTCGAGTGGTTAATGGGTTGGCCGCTAGGCTGGACAGATCTCAATCCAATCAAGATGGAAGAACTGCTCCGTTGGAAAATTGCATTCCAGACAGACCAAAGCGTTTGCGAGCAATCGGAAACGGACAAGTCCCTGCCGCAATGATGATCGCTTGGAAAACCCTAACCCAAGACCTATGAACGAAGACAAGAAAACCCGTAAGGCTCCAGCGTTTCAGTTTTACGCTGACGATTTCTTAGCAGGTACGCTCGAAATGTCCCAAGAAGAAGTTGGTCAGTATATCCGACTTCTCTGCCATCAATGGAACCGTGGTTCAATTCCGGTTGAAACCGAAAAGCAACAGCGGTTGACCGGCGGTTGCGTCTCGGTTGACGTATTGGTTAAGTTCCGGTTGTGCGAAGACGGCCTTCTTAGAAATGAAAGACTTGAGACAGTGAGAAGCGAAAAAGACCGATACTTACAGCAACAATCTCAAAAAGGCCGTAAATCCGCAGAATTAAGAAAGCTCGCTTTAACCGTAGTTCAACCGGATACCCAACCGGAATCCAACAGCGGTTCAACCACGGTTGAAATTCGGTTGCAACCGAAAGTCAACTCTCCTTCTCCTTCTCCTTCTCCTACTCCTAATAATAAAGAAGAGAGCATTGCTCCAAAGTCGCAACGCTCACACTTTACAACTCCTACGGTTGAAGAGGTCCAAGCTGAGTGTGTAAGGATCGAACTTTCACTTTTAGAAGCCCCAAAGTTTGTTGACTACTACGAGTCAAAAGGTTGGCTCGTTGGAAAAGCAAAGATGAAGTCTTGGAAACCCGCTCTTAGAAATTGGAAGAGAAACCAGAACGAAAGACAACAAACGTTGATCGTCGAACCTGTTACAAAGAAGCAGATTGACTGGAAGGATTCTCTGTGAACGACGCTTTCTTCGCTGAAGACGACGAGTTTGGTCTAATTGGAGCTTGTCTTACCGGAACCCTCGACACTTGCGCTGACGCATTCGCTGAAGTTAAAAGCGAATGGATAGAGACCAATACGCTTAGAGACACATACGAGACGATTAGGTCTCTAAGCCAACAGAACCGCCAAATATCATTACCCGAGCTTGGTAAGGAATGGAAAAAGCTTAACGGCAATCAACCGATCCCGTTTGAAGACTGGAACAAAGCGATGGAAGTCTGCCCATCACCAGCCAATCTCCCGAACTACGTCAAAGGTGTTGTCGAAGCCGCTCATCGTCGCCAGCTACGATTCACTGGAGACCGATTGATTCGCGAATCCGCTGTCTTGACCCTCCAGCCGGATCAAATCGTCTCTAATGCCGAGTCTGGACTCAGCATTGAGCTATCCCGTGAGACACTCTCAACCTCAAAGCAAGTTGCCGGTACGTTTATCGACCAGATGCAGGAGCGGTTTGCTCGCAAAGGTACGTTGAGCGGGATCACGACTGGACTCTATCGGCTGGACCAGATGACTGATGGGTTGCAGTTGCGAGAGATGGCAATCATTGCTGCTCGTCCCTCTATCGGTAAAACTGCAATTGCCATTGCAATAGCAGAAGCCGCAGCAATACAAGCAAGAGTGCCAACCTTATTTATATCGCTTGAGATGAGTAAGGAAGCAATATTCCGAAGATCAGTTGCTTCAATTGGTGGAGTGCCAATGCAAAACCTAAAAAGCGGTGATCTTTCCGAAGGTGATATGCGCTCGATGAGTGGAGCGTCTGCAAAGATTGCTTCTAGTCCATTATGGTTCCTCGATGGTTCTAGCTCTCAAAGCATTGCATCTATCACCGCAAACATACGCCGAGCGGTGCGCAAGCATGGAGTTAAGTTGGTGATCATCGATTACCTTCAAAAGATCAAAGCCGCAGACCGAGCAGAGAAACGCACCTACGAGGTCGCAGAGGTCAGCGGTAAGCTCAAAGACATTGCTGTCCAAACCGGCGTTGCAATGTTGTGCTTGGCTCAGTTGAACCGCGAGAACGAGAAGGATAAGGGGAGACAGCCCAGACTGACCGATCTCGCTGACTCCGGTCAGATTGAGCGTGATGCCGACTGTGTCATGCTCTTAGACCGAGACCGCCGAGAGCCTAAAGGAGAAGCAACCATTGTGATCGCCAAGCAGCGAGATGGTGAGTGCGGACTGGTAAAACTCTTTTACGATGGGCAGTTCTGTCGCTTCAGTGAGTGCGGCATTGATACCTAAGTTTAAAAAACCCAACGACAGGTTGACTCCCCTAAACAAGTCTGTTATTCTCTCAGCGGACTTAAGTCCCACATAAACACCATGATAACCGGAAAGATTGACGTTACTAAGGTAGACAAGACCCATCTCTTCAAAGGTAAGGCTGGAACGTATTTGGATATCGCTCTCATTACCAATAAGGCTGGCCGAGACCAGTATGGTAACGATGGGATGATTGTTCAGTCTGTATCTAAACAAGCCAGACAAGATGGGCATAAAGGCCCTATCCTCGGTAACTATGTAGAGACAGCCAACCGTGAGCCTAAGCAAGCAACCAAGAAGGTATCCGCTACCGATCCTCTTGGACCTGAAGATGACATTCCCTTTTGATATACAACAAACCATTTAACACCATGACAACTACCGCAGAGTTCTTTGAAGATACTAAGTCAGCAACGCCACGTTGTGACGCTGAGATTGAGAAGCTTAGGAAGCACTATCCAATACTAACGCTAACCGTTGTATTCGCATTAGCTCGCAAGCTTGAGATGGAGCTTATCCAATCCAATAACTCTATCGTTGATCTGCTCAACCAGATCGAAGCCATAGAAGAAAAGAACCGACAGTAATATGGGAGGCGTACAGAAATACCTGACTCGTCAGGTCCAAGAAGGTGAGATCTCTAAGGATGATCTGCTTGAATCACAGAGCAAACTAAGCCTTTTAAATCAAGCACCATCACTTGTGCTTAATGCTATTGCTAAAGGCTGGATGAAGTATCCCGACAAGCTTGAGACTATTACCGAGGAAGAAGAGACTGCTAAGTGGATTGATACCTACGATTGTGAGCGAGCATATCACAACAGAGTTAAAGGCATGACATACCGTGAGATTGGTAAGCTAATGGGCTGCGGAATGAATCGAGTAAGTGCTATCCTTCATCACGGCGAGAACATTGTGCTGCAGCGTAAGATGAAATCATTAGGTCATACTATTGTAAGTATCCCTAGTAAAGCTACAGTACAAGAACATATCACTAACGCTAAGAGCAAGACCAAATCAAAGCAGTGATACAATACAGTATAACAGATTGTTTTATGCTACTAAGTATGACGCTTTGCCTACCTAATGCAATAATGTTAGGAGGCTCCCAAGTATGTCTAATACGCAGGTGATCGCGCAGG